AAGTGCTTGTTTGGTTTGGTCTACTGTATCGTTAAACTCCCCAGAAATTGCAGCTTGTTCATTCGTGATAATACCTAGCTCTCTGACTTCTTGTCTGAGTGAATTTACTGCAGATTCTTCTTGCGATAACATAGGGAGAATTTCAGTACCAATTTTGTCCCCAAAGAACTCATTCGCTACACCTACTCTTAGGGCTTCATCTTCAACACCAGAGAGTGCATTGCGAATTAAATTGAACGCTTGATCAGCATTAAGCCCTTTGAGATCCTCAACAGTTAGTCCAATTTGTGCAAGACTCTCTGATACCTTATCCCCGTTGCCAGTTGCGATATCACCAAGAATCCCATTGACCTTAATAAAGGCCTTATTTAGGCTTTCTGTCGAACTTCCAGAGATCTTCGCAACGTAGTTCCACTCTTGCAAACTCTCGGCACTAAGGCCAAGTTTCGCGGCTATATCGGCAATTTCATCTGCAGCGTTCGCTGTCTTAACTGCAAGTGCACCAAGAGCTGATAAGGCTCCAAGTACAGGTACTGTGACTGATTTGGTGAGTGTTGAACCTAACTTACCTATCTTTTCGAAGTTGGCATTGGATAACTCTGTGATTTTCCCTCTCGTATTTTGGAGTTCTTTATTGAGTTTGGAGACTTCTGCTTCAGTATAAGCAACATTTCGAGCGAGCTTATTAAACTCAGTCTCACTCATTTCACCAAGTTTGGCTGCTTGCTTTGCCTTTTCAAGTTCCTGATTCTGTGTTTCTAACTTCTTCTTAGTTGTTTGAAGGATATCATTTAGTTTGGATTGTTTCTGTTTCCAAAGTTCAACATTTGAGCTATCATACTTAAGATTCGCATTGATGGCTTTGAGATCTTTTTGTTGTTCTTTGAGATCTGATTGTATCTCTTTGAGTTCATTCTCTAAATCTCTACCATCAAGACTTAGTTTAATATTTAAACCTTTGACTGTTTCTGCCATCTTTGCTCACCTCCAAGCATAAAAAAACACATCAATTATGATGTGCTTAAGGATAAATTAAATACTACCTAATTTTGTTTGTATATCTATATAGGAACAATGCTCCAACTAAAGATAAAATAAAACTTCCGATAACTGCTATGTAGAAACCAGATTGGACATCAGCGAGCGGAATAAAATTAAAGTTCATTCCATAAAATGATGCTACTAATGTTGGAATAAATAAAACAATTGTGATTACAGCCAAAGCCTTCATTACAATATTTAAATTGTTTGAGATAATTGATGCGAAAGCATCCATCATACCAGCTAAAATATCTCTATAAACAGAACACATCTCAATCGCTTGATTGATTTCAATCTCTGTATCTTCAAGTAAATCCATGTCATCTTCATATTGCTTAAACTCAGAACTTCGAGTTAATTTGTGAACAACAACCTTATTTGAGTTTAGGGCTGTTGAGAAGTATACAAGGGATTTGTTCAGTTCCATTAAATCAAATAGTTCTTGGTTTCTCATGGAATGATGCAGTTCACTTTCAACTTTTTTTGTTTGACTATCAATTTTCTTTAAGAACGAAATATATGTCATTGCCAATCGATACAGGAATAACAAAGTCAATCGTATCTTTTTGTGTGGTTCAATCTTCTTGTTCTTGCTAAATAAATCTTTAACCATATCTGTTTCTTTGATACTTATTGTAATAAAATGATTTTCTGTATGGATAATTGCAAAAGGTGTTGTTGTGTATGCATTCTTACTATTCTTTACTGGATCATAAAGTGGCACATCTAAAATGATTAATTTAGCGTTGTCTTCCGAATCGATATGTGCGTTTTCTTCTTCATCTAGTGCACTCAATATAAATTCAGTTGGCACGTTAAGTTTTGTCTTTAACCACTCTACTTCTTCAGTTGATGGTGTGGTTACTTCAATCCACGAACCGTTAATTAATTCGGTTTGTTCTAAAATGTTGATGTTGTTTTTTTCTAACTTCTTGTTTGTTTCATAATATTGTCTAATCATTGCTCACACATCCTTTTGGAGCAGATAGACGTGATGTCTTCATCATTTTCTTTCCTCCTAATTTTATTTTTTAAATCCATTAGAAGGTAATTTGAACGTGACTAACTAACACTCTCGTTTTCAACGTGCGAATGTATAGTTAAAAAAGCCTGAGTCATTTGATTCAAACTACCCTTTTGTATTCGCTCGTGATCCGATTCCATTAGTTATTCACCTCCTAAACATCGTTGATATTATATCACTTAATTATCATAATAAAAACCCCATTTATATTAAAAATGCATCTATATCAGCTTGTGAAGCTTGTCTTTCAGATTTATTTCCAGAGATAACTTTCATTTCTAGTTGAACCAATTCAAAGTATGTCGTTAAATCAAAATACTTCGAATCTTCAATCGATATGCCTAGATGAGCCAAGTTAAAAATAATGTTTGAAGTTGCACCAAACTCGGGCTCATCATTTAGACTGTGGGGATGTTTTGGTGCCTTTTTGGAGAGTCCCCAACATCTCCCCGATGGTTTGAGATAAAATACCTAGTTCTTCTGTATCACTTAAGATGCCAAAATCAAGTGCCATCAAGAAATCATTATAGGATGTTTTACTGAATGGACGATGAAGAACGTAGATGATTCGGAAGATAGTATCGATCACAAGCGAGAAATCTTCTTCCTTTATGTTCTTACCCTTTTCTAGTTTTTTGATGTCACTGAAAAGTTCAGAACCGAATACATTTCGATAATCGATGATCGTAAAAAGTGACGAATGGAGTTTATACTCCTTGTCACCGAGTTTAATAACTTTTTCCATACTTCAATCCTCCTTAGATGAATGTAGGTAATACTGGTGATGTTGATAAGAAGTTCGTGTAGTTCGTATCTCCAACACTTGCGATAACACGAAGGATCAGATTATTACCTGACTCGATCGGACGAGCAGTGATGTTAAGCGAGATTGAATTGGCTTCAATGGAGTCCGCTTTGGATTTGCTAGCGTCTCCTGAAGGTGTAGCTGTGCATAGGTAATACCAAATACGACGAGCTTTGGCATCGCCTTGAATTTCATAACCTAATGCGAAGGTCTTGGTTTCATTGTTGACAACTTCGACAAAATTGCCATTGGTGTCTGTCTTGAATCCAAAGATATCCTTTTTAAATTCATCATCAATCTCTGTAAACTTGAGAGTGACGGTTGAGCCTGAATTGGAGACTAATGTTGCGATAACCTTATCGTCTGCATAGACTTGTGAACTACCACCGATAATTTCAGTAGTGATTTCTTGAGCACCAACCAGACGCTTTGGTGTTCCAAAAGTCCAGGAACCATCTACTGCAATTGTAGCGAGAGCATAGTGAACATTGGTAAGTCCGAATGTGACTTTATTACTCATATTTTATTTCCTCCTGTTTGATTTCATAAACGCGGGTTACCGAGTTATCGTCATTGACGTACTCAGTAATCATTTGATAATTGAACCCTGATTGATATAGAGCTGATTCTAGTTGCTCTTCGATGATCGGGTTTTTTGATTCTGTGACAAGTGTGATTTGATAGGTGATGATACGAACTGCTGATTTGTTATCTGCATAGGTTTGAACTCTATCACTGATTTCTTGGTAGACAATGAATGGGTAAACATTGAATTCGTTTGCATCGACTATGTTTGTTCCATAAGATACTCGATTTGGTAAAACAGTATCAAGTATCTGGAATAGTTGTTCTATAAAACTCATGCGGATCCACCTCTTTCAATAATTGATATGATTTTCTCAACCATATCAGGTGCAAATGCATCGAAAGCTGGTCGCATGAATGGACGTGGTCCCACAAATTTACCACCACGATGTGTAAATCCAAACTCAAGTAAATGAGTTAACCTTCCTTTGGTCCTTGAATAAATAGCTATTCGCTTGTTGATGCCTTCACCTTCAGAAATAGCAACAAAGGATTCTGCAAACCCATATGCCTGACCACTCTTCGGCGCTTTTGATTGAATGTAGGCTAACACTTTATCTGCGGTTTCATCTAGTACTTTTTCCATTTCTTTGATGACATCGTCTGCATAAGATTCGACAAGCTCACTAATTCCAAGTGCTAATTCATCCAATGAGACCATCAATATCACCTTTTTAAATCTTTGTTTCTACAAAATAAAGCTCAATAAACTGACCGCTGATGTAGGTTCGTTCGACTTTATAAATCTTAGAGTTAATCAAAGCATGTCTGGACCCATCATATAAGAAGCTTTGAATCTTGACTACAACATCAATTCTGATGTCTGTTTTCTTGCTTTCATAATATTCTTTTGAGGTAATCGAAAGATTCATTCCAATAACCTCTTTAGAACTGATAAGGACTAGTTTTCGATTTCCTAAGTTATCTGGGGTGTTGTCTAGTTTTAGAAGCGTTAATTTGATATTTGGAGAACTTGGAAACATTAGGAAGTACTTCCTTTCGTGAATGATAGCTGCTTGATGAGCATTTCAAAACTCTTCGGAAGTTCTTTCACCGATCCATCGTTCTTAAAACCAAAGAAAGTCTTACAGTAAATAAGGATGAGGGAATCCACGATCGGGACTCCCTCACCATTTACAACATCATCAGCCACACCGACAGAACGAATGAGTTCTTTACAAGCCTCAATATGAGACAATAACTCCTCATCAGCATATGTTTCTGATAGAGGAATCAAGAGTGCTTTCTTAACTGTATCGAGTATGGCCATGATTTAGTTCCTCCTATTAGGCAGCAGCTTTCTTCTTGATACGAAGGAAACCTTTATAACCTACCACATTTCCACCAGTGAATACGGATGCTTTGTAGCAGATAATGCCATCTTTAAATTTATAATCTGTCGATTTGCCAATTTCAACCGGTGAGAAGATAGGCACTTCATAGTTCTTTAGAGAACCATAAGCCATAGCATACTCACCTGCAGTGGTTGCACTGTCAGCGATCGCTTTGCAATGTGAGTTGATTACATATGGAATGCCATCGATGGTCTGATTGATGTAATCAACGGTATGAACCTTACGACCTTCAGAAGTGCGAAGACCAGCAAATGCACGCAAGTCATTCTTATTCAAGATAAGAACTGCTCCACCTTCTACTTCTTCATCGCCACCATAAGCAAAGATGATGTCATCTAAAGTTGTGTCAGTGATTGCTGAGAGTTCGACTGGTGTCGTATCTGCCAGTGCGATTGCTTGATCACTGAAGATGCCAGTGAAGGTGTTCGATGTTCCAGCACCTCGTAGGATTTGTTCAGAGATTTTCTTTTTCAAGGATACATTGATGTTTCTAAGTACCTCTGCTTGATATGGAATGCTTGGAAGCTTTTCAAGTTCTTCTGTGATTTCGGTGTAAGCAGTAATCTTAACTTTTGTAATGGTGACATAACCAAATGCTGGTTCAGTTTCAGTGTATGCTGCACCTTCAGCTGTAGTTCCTGCAATGCCATTTGATTTCACGAATGACTTCTTGTAGGTTTCACCACCGTTGAGATTGATGATATTGACTTTATCAACAAGAGTGGATACTTGTGCATATGGAACTGGTGCGAGGTTGTTTGATACGGTTTCAGGAACCAAAACTTCCGAACTG